AGAATATCATTGTATATTCTGACAGCGATTTCCAGCAGATCGGCGGTTTTGTAGGCTTTTTCATATTCACAGGAAAGATAAGGGAGCATAGCAACCGTCAAGGCTGCGGCGCTCATTTCTTCCGAAAATACAATATTGTCTATTACCATACGCGATCACATCCTTTCGTAAGGCGACAATCACATTATATCAGAAACAAATAAAAAAATAAAGAAAATAAAGAGAAAAAACCACACACCGACGAAAGGAGACACGACATGACACAGTACACGGTCAAATATGACTTAACAGAGAAAGAAGAAGAAGCCCTGCGGGAGTTGCTGTCATGCTATCAGCAGTATATAGCAAAGGACGGCAGCAGACCTTTTGAAAAATACACGCTGGCAGATGTTTTTCAATCGCTGATGTACATAGGCAGCAGGCACACGATCTGGAGACATATAAAGGAAGAGCAGTTCAGACAGAATCTGATCGACATAGATCAGCTGATCGACGACAAGTATTTGACCATAGCAGAGAGAAACGCACACACAGACGAAGGGAGCGAAGACACATGAAAGAAAGAACAATGACATTCAGCATAAATGGTGATTTCATCACACGGCTGGCGCGGGAGAAATGCCACTATGAAGGGAAGATGGAATATGCAATGGACCTTTTGGAAAGCTGCCTTGAATCCGACGAGATCACAGACAACGAAAGAAAAGGGCTGGTTTTTGCGATTCTGGATGGACGCGCAGAGGTAACGGGGACATATCCGGGCGACGATTACAGATTCCACTATCTTGACCAAAGGGACGAACAATGGAACATTGCAAGAACACTTGAAAAGCTGCACGAAAAAGCGGAGCAGGCAGAAAAGGAACTGCACCAAGTAGAAGAAAAGCTGGGGTTTGTTGCAAGTGGTTACATGTCAAGCTGGGACAGGAGAGAAGCCAAGAAGCAGTACATGGAAGAAACGGGCGAAAAGCTATTCGTCAACATGGAAGAAGAAAGAGAAAGCACAGAAAGCACACTTCTTGATTCTTTTATAAAGCGCATGAAATCGGAAACCGACGACGATTACGGATGGCTGGAGCCGAACGGAACTTTTCACCCAGTAGAATTCGGGATGCACGAAGACTGGGCGACAGATCACGTCACGGAGTTTTACGGAGACGAACACGAAGAAAAGAAGCAGGAAGCACGCAAATACATTTCATACGGCGATTTTCTCACAGATCGCGGCTGGGTGCTGCTGCATAACCCGTCGCAGGGAATCGCGATCCCGACAACTTCACCGGGAAAGAGATACACAAAAGCGCAGAAGGAATTTTTGTATCAGTATTTCATAGACAGGAATTGCGAAAAAGAAGCAAATGAGATCTGGGAAGATTAAACACACCGACGAAGGGAGCGAAGACACATGGCAGCAGGAAAAATCAAGGTAACAGAAGCAGCAGCACTGCTTCACGTTTCGGATCAGTTCGTCAGAATCGGGATGCAACGCGGGATCCTGCCGATAGGAACGGCGCTGAAAATGTCAACAAAATGGACGTATCAGATCAGTGAAAAGCTGCTGGCAGAGTACAGCGGCGCTGATGTGGCAGCAGAACTGGAGCAGATCAGATCCGGGATATAGGGGGGCAAAAATGGAAAAGAAAATATTTTACACACTACAAAAACAAAAAAGCGTAAAAGGTGTACGGAAGGAATGCGGGTACGAACTGGAAATTGCAACAAAAAAATTTTATGGATATGTGAGCGCAGACCAGACTGTATACATAATTGATCCGAGAAACGGGATCGCAATAATGAGTTGCGACACTGCTTTGATTTGCGACGACGAGATACTGCGAGAAGAAAAAGAAATTGAATGTATAAAGTATGTGGCGAAGCGCGCAATAGAAAAAGGCATCATTGAGAGATTAAAAGAAAAAGAAAAGAAAAAATCGTACAAGCTGACAATAAAAGCATGCAAAGCGTTTGTGAAGGCTGAAACACTTCTGGAAAAGCAGAACGTGGAAGTGCTGAAAGAACTTGCGAAAGAAGAAAACACATGACAACAGTAGACGATATATTGCAGCTGATTGAGCCGTCCGACAGGCTGCGGATCGTAAAGGACGGGAAAGACCTTTTCGTCGGCTATGTCGGAGTATACAAGCTGGATTCAGAAAAACAGCTGCAAGATACCTTCGGAAGCTGCGAAGTGAAGAGATTTAGAGCAGTGCCGGAACTGCGGCACAAGGACTGGAAGAAACGCGGGCTTGCATCACCGCTGAAACCGGATGAAACGCCGGACTATTACTTCGCGGATCTGCAATCAACGCTTTATTATACAATCCACATCTAAGCACAGAAAGGAAGGAAAGCAAATGGCTGTATGGGAAAAAGAAGGATGGGGAACAACGAACGACTGCTTGCAGATGGTCGTTGATAACTACAAAACACAAGGAACAACCGACAGACATTCAGTGAATGCGCTTGAAAGCTATCTGCGGAGACTTGCGCCGCCAGCTTTCAAAGTCATGTTCGAG